AGACCCTCATCGTGCAGCCATCGACTCCGGATACAGTGAAACGATAGCTAAGTCGAAAGCCTTTCAGTGGGTAGCTGGAGGCGGAAGGTCAACCAAGCCATATCTTTTTGAAGCAATTCAACGAGCCATGGCCGAACGCTCCAAGCGCACCGAGATCACCCAGGACATGGTGGTCCAGGAGCTGGCCCGAATCGGCTTCGCCGACATGGCCGACTTCGTTACGATCGATGAAAGCGGCATGATCCAGGCGAATCCGCTCAACACCCTGGAGGAAGGCAAGAGCCGGATCATCCGGAAGGTCCGGGAAAAGAGGGTCATCAAGTCCACAGCTGAGGGCGATCAGGTCCTCGATGCCACTTACGAATTTGAGCTCTGTGACAAGGTCAAAAGCCTGGAACTGCTGGGCAAACACCTCGGAATGTTCACGGATAAGCATGAGGTCGATCTGAAGCAGCCGATCAATCTGGTCATTCGGAAGTTTTACCGGGGGAATGCCCCTCAGGAAGGTGGCGCCTAAGATGGGCGGTCTAAAAAAGCACTTCACCCGGAACAAGATGCTGGAAAGCATTGTCGTGCAGGTAGGCGAGAAAGTCGTCATGCCGTTCCCTGTGCCCAAATTAGAAAAGTCATTCCCCGTTCCTGATCCTAGTATTGGTCGGCGTGTCAGATTAGAACTCAAGTGGGCCATTGAATCAACAATTCCTTCTCGCGGGAGCCTTGATTTCGAAATTCAGATAGAAAAAGCGAAGAGGCTGATGGTGGAGGAACTTTCCGCGGCTATGTACGGTTGGATCGCGGGGTTGTCCTATGAGGTTGAAAGGGCGGTGAGGAACTGTGAGCTCGATAAGGCGTGTGCGCTGTTGAAACAGTTACGAGAGGAAATAACAGCCTGATGGCAATCACCGGCGGAGAAATCGTGCTGCCCGCGAACACCTGGGAGCCAAGGGACGATCAACTTCCTCTTTGGGAGTATCTCCAGGAAGGAGGTCTCCGGGCTGTCGAGTGCGCTCATCGCCGGTGGGGCAAGGATGATGTTTGCCTGCATACCGCCGCCACAAAATCCTATCAGCGCATCGGGAACTACTGGCACTTGCTCCCTCAATACAATCAGTGCCGCAAGGCCGTCTGGGAGGCCGTCAATCCCAGAACGGGGAAGAAGCGCATCGATGAGGCATTCCCGACGGAGGTCCGCAAGACCACACGCAATACCGACATGTATATCGAGTTCACCTGGGGCAGTTCATGGCAACTGGTGGGCTCTGACAATGCCGATTCCCTGGTCGGATCTGTCCCGATCGGGATCACGTTTTCGGAGTATGCCCTGTCCGATCCCTCATGCTGGGGATACCTGAGCCCGATCCTGGAGGAGAACAGAGGCTGGGCGGCCTTCATCAGCACAAGCCGCGGCAATAACCACTTCAAGGGTCTGGTGGATATGGCCATGATTACCCCGGGATGGTTTGGAGAAATCCTTCCGGCGACAAAGACGCCCGTTTTTTCTCCACAGAAGCTGGAAGAGATCAGGATGGAACTGATCGCAACTTTCGGCGAGGAGATGGGCGAAGCTCTGTATCAGCAGGAATACCATTGCTCGTTCCAGGGGGCGGTCCTGGGCGCCTACTACGCCAAACAGATGCTGCAAGCCCGGAGGGATGGCCGGATCACTCAGGTTCCCTGGGCGGCCGGTTCCGAGGTCTACACCTTCTGGGATCTGGGCGTGGATGACTCGATGTCAATCTGGTTTCTGCAGGTGGTTGGCCAGCAATTCCGGATGATCGACTACTACGAGAACTCCGGCATGGGCCTGGCCCACTACGCCAAAGTCATGAAGGAAAAGCCCTATGTCTACGGCGATCACTACATGCCCCACGATGCCGCGGTCCGAGAAATGAGCAGCGGCGAGAACGCAAAGTCCAGGGCGGAAGTGGCCGAGGACCTGGGGATTCGGCCGGTGCAGATCGTCCAGAGGGCCAGAAATACGGACGCGGTTCGGATGGGGATCGAGGCGGGCCGAAACATCCTTTCCCAGTGCTGGTTCGATGAGATCAAGTGCGCCAAGGGGATTGCCGCCCTGGAGGGATACCGGGCGGAGTACGACGAGGAAAAGAAGGTCCTGAGCAATCAGCCTCTGCACGATCACTGTTCCCACGGCGCCGATGCTTTCAGGACGTTCGCTGTTGGGTACGCAGCAAAATCCAGAGGGGACAACTCCTGGTCCAAGCTGAAGCGAACTCTACCACGAAACGCAATGGCGGTGTGATGGTGGACGAGATGCAAAACGGCAGTCCTGATTTTATGGAGAAAGAACGGATATTGGTCGATATGGCCCTGCATTCCAATGCGGAGTGTATTCGGAGGGTGGCGAAAGGGCTGTTAGCGGAACACCTTGCAGACGAAACCCGTAAGGAGATCGTCCAAGCCGTGAAGTCGATAGCTCACGGGCCAGGAGAAGCGTAAATATGGCAATCATGACGAGACGATTGGGATACCATCAGGGGAAGCCGGCTCTGTTCCTGGAGCCGACCGTCAGGCACGAAAAGAGCGCCGGATACATCATCAAGCTCGACGACCTCTGGAAGTACAGCGAGGACCACAACGATCATTTCGAGGAGTTCCTGGTGGGACAGACGGCGAAGATCCTGACCGTCATGGGGATTCAGGTCGCCCAGGACAAGCGGTCGTTCGTCAAGCAGATGGTACAGGCCGCCAATGTGATTATGGAAGGAATTGACGATCTCCTGATGATGAAACCCAGAGACGAGAGTACCATCGGGGATCTGGAGCCGGTGTACGATGTTGAGGCCCCGCAAGCCCTGAACCTTGATGGCGTGAGTTTCCAATAAGAATCGGCTATGGATGCAATGGAAAACATACGCGCAATCGCCCAGCCTGAACCCAGGGAATTCCAGGTCATAGATGAGTTGAAGGAACTGGGCTTGCCGAAGCCGCCGAAGGGTGAGCACCCCCTGGACAAGGCCGCTATACGGAAACGATTCAACAAAGTCTATGACTGGTGGATGCAGGAACGGGTCAACCAGCAGGAGCGGCGCACCGAGGCCATGCGGGATCATGAGATTTTCGACGGTCCAGGTCAGTGGACGACTGAAGAACGGGCAGTCCTTGCGGAGCGACTGCAAGAGGCCCTTGTCTTTAATCAGGTTCAGCCCACGGTCAAATGGGTAACAGGCACCGAGAAGAAGGTCAGGATCGACTGGCGTGTTATGCCGAGAGGTGAAGAGGACGCCCCGGCAGCAGAAGCTAAGACCAAGATCCTCAAGTACTTGCAGGATGTCAATAATGTCGGGTTCAAAAGGTCCCTGGCGTTTGCCGATGCGGTCATTTCCGGTGTCGGTTGGTTGGATCATGGCATTAATAACGACCCCGATGACGAGAAGGTCCTGATCGGATACGAGGACTGGCGCAATGTCTGGTACGACTCGCTGTCCGTATCGCCGGATTATACCGACGCCCGGTATGTGTTCCGCGGCAAGTGGGTGGACGAGGATGTGGCGGTGGCCTGGTTTCCGGACCGGGCGGATGTGATCCATGCGGCAGCCAATCAGGGAACGGATACCCTGGTGTCGTCTCTGGATGATCCGGTGTTTGACGAGGCCCTAAGCGGCGACAGCTCCAACATCAATACCAACGCGATCAATACGGGATTTTTCTCCGTTGGCGGTGAAGTATCGGTTACACGGCGCAATCGCGTTTTTCTGGTGGAGGCCTGGTACAGATCGCCCGCCCGGAAAAAGGTCCTGCGCGGAGAAGAGATCGGGACGCTGAACGGTGTGACATTCGACGATCAGGATGCCAACCACAATTCACTGGTGGCCATGGGGCTGGCCTCTCCCGTCGATACAATCAAGATGGAAGTTCGGCAGATGATTTTCTGCGGTAACTACGTCCTGCATGAGGGAGTTTCCCCATTCCGACACAACCGGTTCCCTCTTGTTCCCATTTGGGGGTTCCGCCGGAAGAAAGACAACGCCCCCTACGGCATGGTCCGCAACCTGAGAGATCCACAGCGGGACCTGAACAAGCGGCGCAGCAAGGCCCTGTACATCCTCAACAGCAACAAGACCCTCGTGGAAGAGGATGCCTGGGTGGGAACGCTCAATGAGTTCTATGACTCCCGACAGCGGCCCGACGGCGTCACGATCATGAAGAAGGACCGGCTGAAGGCGATCATTACCGAGAACGACCGCGGCATAGCCCAGGAGCATATCGCCCTGATGCAGCAGGATGAAAGGTACATCCAGAACGCATCCGGCATAACGGATGAGCTGATGGGCAGGGGCAGCAACGCGGTATCGGGGGTGGCAATCCAGAACCGCCAGGAGCAGGGCCACGTTGTCACGGAAGACCTTTTTGACAACTACCGGCTGGCCTTCAAACTCTCCGGCGAGATCACCCTGTCCTTGATCGAGCAGTACAAGACTAAGGCCGAGACCGTCCGGATTATCGGCAGGGGTAACGAGCCGGAATTCCTCCGGATCAATGCTGTTGACCCGGAAACGGGCGAGGTGATGAACGACATCACAGCAAGCCAAGCTGATTTCATCGTTTCCGAACAGGATTTCAGCGCGACACTCCGGCGGGCGATGTTCGAGACTATGAGCGAGATGATCGTCAGGATGCCCCCGGAAGTGTCGGTCCAGATCCTCGATCTGGTGTTCGAACTATCCGATCTGCCCGGCAAGGAGAAATTTGTAGACCGGATACGGCAGCTCAACGGCCAGAATGATCCCGATGCCAGGGAAGACGACGGGATGGACATGGCACCCAGCCCGGAAGATCAAGCCAAGCTGCAGGCGGCCCAGACGCAGAACCAGATCCTGCAAATCCAGCTTGAAGGCGAACAGGCCAAGGTGGCGAAACTGGAAGCCGAGGCCAGGCTGGTACAGGCCAAGATCGGCACGGAGATGGTTCAGCAAAGAGTGGCTGTAGCCGGCGTCGGGTACGATCAGGAGAAGCTCCGTATCGAGAGAGCCCAGACCCTGAACGCGATTGAATCCGCAGAACATAGCCGCAGAATGATGGAAACAGTTCAGAATACCGGTGATG